ACGTTTAGGTTTACGTTCTAAAATGATAATTTGTGGTGACGATAATCAAGTAGACTTAAAAAACAAACGCGATTCTGGATTTAGATTTTTATATACTGCCTCTAAAAAAATTAAAAATTTAGCTGCAATTTCATTAAAAACCAACCACAGAAACCCAATAGTAGAAGATTTAATCTCATACTATGAGGAGGCACACGAAAAAGGTATTACCCTATCAAACTCAGGATCGAAAAAATAAAATAAATAGTAAATTTGTCATATTTATAACAAAAACTAAATGGCAAATATTCCTATTTGGCCTGGCTCTTCATCATTTGCACAGGTTTCAGCTTCCTATTATAATACACCTTCAACAGGTAGTTCACCAACTCCTTTTGGTTTTTATGATAGCGATACTGATTTTAAAACGGATGCTAATAAAGTAGCAAATTTTTGTGCTAGAAGATTAGGCTACCCTATTGAAAACGTTGAATTACAAGATTTAAACTTTTGGGCAGCCTTTGAAGAAGCAGTTACAGTATACGGAAACGAATTATATGCTTATCAAGTTAGAGAAAATATGCTTAACTTGGAAGGATTACCTATTTCTACTCCTACCCTTAATAACACACAGATTACCCCAAATATGGACAATATTATTCGTATTTCAGAACAATACGGAGCAGAAGCGGGTTCAGGAGGTAATGTAAACTGGTACAGCGGCTCCGTTATTTTAACGGGAAGTATACAAGACTATGACTTAAACGAGTGGGCCGTGCAAAATGGTATTAGCGCAAGTAATTTGGAAATTAAACGCGTATACTATCAAGGTATACCTGCTTCCGCAACGTACTATTATGGTGGCGCCGCAGGGCTAGGAGCAGGATTAGGTGGATTTATGGGTGGTTTAGGAGGTGTACCTGGCTTTGCAGGATATGGATACAACTATCTTGTAACCCCATTATCATACAATGTTAATGCTATTCAAGAAGTTGAATTAGGGCAAGAAATTTTACTTTCAGCCTATAGCTTTGATATACACAACAATAAACTTAGAATATATCCTGTACCTATGCCTGGAGACACAGGAACACATTACTGGTTCCAATATGTTCTAAAAAATGAACGTTTATCAGATTCGTTAGCTTCCGGAAGTGGAGCTTTAGGAGCAGGACTTATAACAAATGTATCTAATGTCCCATTTGCAAATCCTATATACGCTCAAATAAATTCAATAGGACGTTCTTGGGTATTTGAATATACCCTAGCTATAACTAAAGAAATATTAGGATATGTAAGAAACAAATATACCCAAATACCAATCCCGGGTGCTGAGGTTACATTAAACGGAGATACTCTTGTAGCATCAGCTCAAACAACTAAGGATGCCTTAATAGAAAGATTACGAGCATATTTTGATGAAACTTCTAGAAAAAGTATGCTTGAAAGACGTAAAGATGAAGCTGATTTTTCAAAACAGGAACTAAATAACGTTCCAATGACAATTTATATAGGTTAATAAAATTAAATATATGATAGGTATTTATAAAATAACTAATCCTAATAATAAAATGTATATAGGTCAATCTACTAATATCTTTACAAGATGGAAAGCATATAAAAAATTAAAATGTAAAGACCAACCTAGTTTATTTTTTTCTTTACAAAAATATGGACCAGAAAACCATAAATTTGAAATATTAGAAATATGCGCTCCTGAAGAATTAGATATTAAAGAAATATATTGGGGTAAATATTATAATGTATTATCTAACAAACATTTAAATAATAGATTAGGAAGAGGATTTGGTTCATATGATAGTGAAGAAACTAAAAAGAAAAAAAGTGAATGTCATAAAGGAAGAAGTAATTACTGGTTTAAAGGAAAACCCCTAACTGAAGAACATAAAAAGAAAATAAGTGCTGCTAAGAAAGGCATATCTAATATTATAACTAAAATTAGAAAAGATAAGGGTATTTCTAAAAGATATCATGTAGATGCTGTAATAAAATCAAAATCTATTCCTTTGTTACAATATGATTTGCAAAATAATTTTATACAAGAATGGCCTAGTGGTGCCGTAGCTGCTAAATGTTTAGGATTAAGACAAAGTAATATACATAACGCTAGTATAAATAAAACCCAATCTTGTGGTGGATTTATTTGGATTAAAAAGAAAAACTTATCATGAGTCTCTTTGGACAGGCACGCGACATTTCAATGTTTAGATATGTTAACCGCGAGTTAATGGGTAATATTATATCTCAACAGTGTGCTTTTTACAAATTAAGATTAAATCAAACTAATTTTAATATGTATGGAGAAGCAGCTGAACAAAAATATTACGATGGTCCTATCTTGTTATACTGTTTAATAGACCTACCTGATCAAACCCAACCCACAGACGATATGGGTGTAAGTTTTGATTGGCAACCTGAATTTAGATTTTTAAGAGACGATTTATTAAATAAACTTAATGATTTTAACCAAGACTCAATATATGGTGCTAATTTAGTACCACAAATTGGTGATATTATCTTATATGAAACCGCATATTATGGGGTACACGCAACTAATGCCGCACAATATTTTGTAGGTAAAGACCCGGATTACCCAAACAGCCCACAACCCGCAGGATTCAACCCAGGCTTAGGAGAATTTGGTTATAATGTATCTATAATTTGTAAAACCCACTATGTTCCTGCTGATAAAGTTGGTATAACCTTTGAACGAATGTAATTATGGCAGAAAGTAGAAATCCATCCCCAAGAAAACCTACTCCTAAAACTCAAGTTGAACTTAGTAATCAACTATCAGGGGCAAGTAATTCTCTATTAGGAGATCCAAATTTAGCTAATCCTAATTTTAACGGGCCTAATCGTTCATTGCAGAATAGTTGGGAAGGGGATACTGTAAAACCATTTACAGTTACTATCCAAGATATAGACGAGGCCATTATGTATTATTTCCAAAATGTTATTAAACCTTTTGTAATACAAAATGGTACGCGTATTGAAGTACCTATAATATATGGTGCCCCTGAACGTTGGAAATCAGTTCAACGCGATGGGTATTATAAAGATAAAAATGGAGCTATAATGGCACCCCTTATCATGTTCAAAAGAGATACTATTGAGCGTAATAGAAGTTTGGGAAATAAATTAGATGCTAATTACCCTAATTTATATGGGGTAATGAAGAAAAAATACGATACTAGAAATTTTTATTCAAATTTTAATGTATTAACTAATAGAGTTCCTGAAGAACAATTCTACGCAGTTACAATCCCTGACTATATTAACCTAACATACAGTTGTGTAGTTTATACTTATTATGTTGAACAGCTAAATAAAATAGTTGAAGCTATTAACTATGCTTCAGACACATATTGGGGAGATTCTCAACGCTATAAATTTAAAGCTTCAATTGATTCGTTTAATACAGTAACAGAATTACCTACTGGAGCCGAAAGAATAGTAAAAAGTACATTTAATATTAAAATGTATGGATATGTAATACCTAATACATTGCAAAATAATATTTCTTCTCTACAAAAATACAGAAATAAAGCCAAAATAATATTTGCTCTAGAAACCTCAAATGATCCTTTAGTATTTGATCCTAATATACCTGTAGTAACTGATGGGTCAGGAATACCAAATGCCCAAAACGCAAGAAGCTTAGCAGCCGATAGATATAATCTTAAACAAGCAGGTAGCCCTGTTCCAGTTAGTATAACCCCTAATCTAGAATATGAAGCTTTACTAGAAGAAATAGCAGAATTAAAAGCCCAATTGCAGGCTCTTCAAAATCCTTAAAATTTATTTTTAACAATGGCCAGCAACATTAGATTTTTAGATCAAATATTAATAAATCCTATTAGCGGAGGGGGAGAAACTATTTTAAATTCCTCTTTTATTTCAACAGGTAGTATAACTGCTTCTGTGAATGTGGGAACAGATACTTTTAAAGTGCAAAGTGGTTCATCTACTTATTTGTATATAAGTTCAAGTGGTAACATAGGTATAGGCACTACATCTCCTTTATCGATGTTAACTATAGCTGGTGGAAATATAAACATTGGTAGTGGGTATGGTATAGGTGGGAATAATTTAGGTACATACTCTCCTTTTATAAGATATAGTACAAATGCCGGAATACCCAGCTCAAGTTTTGGTCACACTAGCGCTTACATGCTCTCAGAACTTGGTGGTGTATTCGGGGCAAATGATTTATCATTTTATGCCGGGGCAATTACCCAACCTGAAATAATGAGAATTGTAGGCTCTACAGGATTTGTAGGTATTGGAGAAAGTTCACCCTCAGCAAAATTAGAAATTAGAGGCAGCGGTGCAACTTCGGCAACTACTGCACTTAGAGTAGAAAATAGTAATCAAAGTGCAAGTTTAATAGTAAGAAATGATGGAAATATAGGTATAGGAACCACAAACCCACAAGCTAGATTACACATTTCAGGCTCTACATCAGGCTCAATATTAGAACCAACATCCTCGGGTGTACCTACATTTACAGGAAGAGATGGCCAATTCATATTTGGCAGTAGTGGTGGAAATCATTTCATTTATGTTTATATGGCTGGAGCCTGGAGAAGTAGTTCTTTATCGTAACACATATTTATAAATAAAACATACAATGGCAATACAAGCAACATCCCCTCTTGAATACAATTACGGAACATATACAAATCCTTATTTCCGTTTAGTACCACATTTACCTATAGCAGGTAACCAATCTCCTGTAGACTGCTTTATGTACCCTTCGCAAGAAGCATATACTAACGGCACACAGTATATTAATTGTATACCGTTTTATATTGATAATACAACATCTCAACCTAATAATAACGGGAATGGCGTAGTAAATAAATACCTGTTATATATAACGGAACAAGTAATGGCTTCTTTACAAGCTTCTTATCCGACATCTACATTTGAAATTGTAGGAATCCCAAGAGAAGGAGATGAATCTGTAATCTAAGACAGAAATTAAAAAATAATTTGGAGATTAAAATAAAGTTTTGTATATTATAAAAAATAAAAATCTATGGAAAAACTAACACAACAAGAACTTGAAAAACTTCAAGAACTACAACAAAGAGGTCAAATCCTAATCAATGAATTAGGTCAAATTGAAATCGCTAAATTTGCACTACAAAGCCGAAGAGAAAATGCAGAACAACTTTTAACCCAATTGCAAAACGACGAACAAGTTTACACTAGAGAGTTAACTGATAAATACGGAAAAGTTTCTGTAGACCCACAAACCGGAGAAATTTCTAGAATAGAAAATTAAACTATTCTAAAAAGTTATGATTGATAATTTTGTTAAAATAGTTTTAGAAAACGGGGGGGCTATAACTCCCCTACTTATACCTTCGGAAAATACGAACGGGACAGGTTTATGTAACCCCTCAATTTATATTGACATTGACCCACTTTGTTCATGCAACGATAAAATTTTAGTTAATTTACGTCATATCCAATATACTCTATACCACTCAGAGTTAAACAGATTTGAACATCAATATGGCCCTTTAGTATACCTTCACCCTGAAAATGATTTAACTCTTACAACAACTAATTATCTTTGTGAATTAGATCCTACAACTTTAGAAATCCAATCATATACTAAAGTAGATACCTCTAAATTAGATATTCCCCCAGTATGGGAATTTATAGGACTAGAAGATGTCCGATTAGTTAGATGGGACGGAAAACTTTATATGTGTGGGGTTAGAAGAGATACAAAACCTAATGGTGAAGGTAGAATGGAACTATCTGAGATAGTAGATGGTAAAGAAATATCTAGATTTAGAATTGAACCTCCTATAGATCCAAATTCGTATTGTGAAAAAAATTGGATGCCTATCTTGGATATGCCTTATCACTTTGTAAAATGGACAAACCCAACTGAAGTAGTAAAAGTTTATCCTGAAAAAGGACGTTCTGAGCAAGTGCATTTAGGTCAATATTGTAATATGCCTGCGGATTTAAGAGGAGGATCTCAAGTTATTCCATTTGGGGAAGGGTATTTAACTCTTAATCATGAAACATATTTATATAATTCTGAACAAGAGCGTAAAGATGGTACTTATAAACACCGATTTACATACTGGGATAAAAATTGGAATATTCTTAAATTTTCTGATAATTTTTCTTTTTTAGATGCTAAGATAGAATTTGCATGTGGGTTAGCAAAATACAAAGAAAATTACTTAATTACATTTGGGTTTCAAGACAATGCATCATATCTTCTTAAAATACCTGCTAAATTTTTAGAAAATTTTATTTATGAATAGCCAATTAATTAATTATATAAGCGATACAAACAATCCTGAATTTAATTATGAATTAGGGTTAGCATATAAAAATTTAGGTCATACCTCTTCTGCCATATCGTATTTACTTAGAGCAGCTGAAAGATCTGAAGATTTAAATTTATCTTATGAATGTTTACTTCTTATAACTGATTGTTTTATTCAACAGAAAAATAGGGATTTTACAGTAAAAGGATTATATTTACACGCTATTACAGTCTTACCTAAAAGACCCGAAGCCTATTATTTATTAAGTAAATTATACGAAACAAGAGCGGAATATTCAGAATGTTACACAATATCCGAAATAGGTTTAAATATTTCTGATTTTGATTTACCACCCCTTAGAACTTATTTTGGGCACAACGGAAAATATGGTTTAATGTTTCAAAAAGCCTTTGCATCTTGGTGGTGGGGGAAAGGTACTGAAAGTAGAAAATTATTTAAAGAATTAGCTTTTGAGTATTGGGATGAATTAGATGAAAATTTAAAAAGTTCTGTTGAAAATAATTTAATGAGATTAGAAAACAAATAATAATGGTTTAACTGTAATTGAAAAAATATGAAAAAGATAGTAGATTTTTTTCCCTATTTTGATCCTACCGGAAAAGAAATTCTTGAATTAAGAATTAATATGTTAAAAGATTATGTTGATGAATTCATAATCTGTGAGTCTAATAAAACCCAAAGTGGTATTCCTATTGAATATAATCTAAGAAAGAGAATTAAAGAATTAAATTTACCCGAAGAAAAAATAAAGATTATAGATTTAAATATACCTGAAGATTCTGATTTAATAATTGAAGAAATTGATATACATAATTGTTCAGAAAATTATAATTTTGAATCTAATTTAAATAAAAATAATTTAAATTCATTACGGAGTAGAGTAAGAGAAAGAATGCAAAAAGATTCTCTTTTACTTGTTTTAGACGATTACGATGATGACACAGTATTTATCCACAGTGACTCAGATGAAATTATAAAACCCGAAGCTATTGAATGGGTTTCTTCTATGTGTAGGCAAAATCAAGAGACTATTATAAAAATTCCATTAGTACATCTTGAAGGAAGAGCAGATCTTAGAGTTTATCTTGAAAACGAAAATATTCCTAAGCCTTGGGCCGGAGGTATGTTTTTTGCTACCAAAAAACAATTAAAAATATCAACACCCTCTCAAATTAGATCTTGTGTTTTTCCTAAATTTCCTGTAAACCATTTAACACAAGATGGAAATATAATACACGATTTGGGTTGGCATTTTAGTTGGATGGGAAATGGGGAAAAAAGAATAGAAAAATCTAAATCTTTTTGCCATTATGATGATACATTTGAATTTTTAATTGATAATAAACATAATTCTGAAGAATCCCAAAACAGACTACTAGAAAACACCCCAGAAGAAGGAAAAATACCCCCTTCGGGAATTAAAAATACTATTTTAAAAAAATACCCAATAGAAAATCTCCCAAAAGAAATATTTAAACTGCCTAGAGTTAAAAATTTTTTACTTCCTAATTTAACTGAATTTGATTGGGGCTCTTTTAATAATGAAGGAAATAAATCTCACAGGGATTTTATTAAAAGTGAAATTGAATATAGTATAAATGAAGGGATATCACTAATATGCGCTTGTAAAAATAGACTTAATGCTTTAAAGATATCATTAGCATCTTGGCTTGAAAATAAAAACATTCAAGAAATTATAATAATAGACTGGTCATCAGACTTGCCTATACAGGATAATATAACTCTTGATTCTAGAATAAAGGTAATTAGAGTAGAAGGCCAAACATATTTTAACCAACCCCAACCTTTGAATTTAGCATTAAAGCTTTGTACATATGACACAGTTATAAAAGTAGATTGTGATTATATATTTAACACATACGAAGGATTTAACTTTTTTGAAAAATATAATATAGACGATTATTGCTTTGTTTGTGGCGATGCAGATGAACCTAGCTCCCCTGCTGATCCTTGCTTTAGGTACTTAAGAGGTCTACTTTACATAAAAAAGAAATTTTTAGAAAAAGTAGGAGGATGGAATGAAAATTTTAGAGAGTACTATGGGGGGGAGGATAGCGAAATTGAATTAAGGCTAACTAACTATGGGCTAGAAAAGAAAAAAATTAAATTAGATTATACTATAATCCATATCCCTCACTTATCAAAAGAACGAATTGCTAATTTTGAAGGGCATAATCTTCCAGAATCTAAAGAAAAATTAAGAACTATATTAATAGATAATCATTTAGCCCATAATCCTTTATCTAATATACCCTTAACAGAAATTGAATGGGGGTGGGAAACTAATACAAAAGCATTATCTGAACTATCAGCTGGCTATAATATTATAAAAAACCAAATCACGACATATTATATACCCCCACTAACAAAATGGAACATTATTCAAAATAGTCCTCAATTATTTACAGCCCAAATAGTAATAAATAAATTAGAAGGATTTCCTACAATATATTGTGCTAGTCTTGAAGAAAGTATAGATAGAAGAGAAAAACTAAATATACAATTTGCAGAATATGGGTTAAAACCTAAATATTTACTTTCAAAAAGATACCATGAATGTGATGATACTATAATAGGAGCCTCTCTTTTTTCGGTTGTTGATAAAATAAAAGGATGCGCTGTATCCCATTTAAAAATGATAAAAGAGTGGTATGATACAACCAATGAAGAATATGGATTTTTCTGTGAAGATGATTTATCTTTAGAAACAGTTAAATACTGGAATTTTACTTTTCAAGAATTTATAAATCAATTACCCACAGATTGGGAAGCTGTACAAATGTGCGTTATTAGAGACACATTTGATGAAATTAAACTAAGAAAAAGACAATTAGATGATTGGGCGGTTACGGCTTATATTATTAAAAGAGAATATGCAAAAAAAATTATTGATTACTATATAATCCAATCCAAAAATACTACAGAAAGCACACCTTTTCAACAAGAATCTATAACATATAAATTAGAAGTTAATGGATGGCCCCAAGTACAACCTCTTGTAGAACACATAATTTTACTCAATACTGGGATAGTATATTGTTTTCCTTTATTTATAGAAAATATTAATAATCCTACTACTTCTAGTGAATCCCAGGCTCCTAATCATATTACTTCTGCTAATTTTATTAAGAATTGGTGGGAAAACCAATATACAATATCATCTAATAATGTAATACCTAAAGAAATATCTTTAAATATTGATCAAAATTTTGAACAATCCCCCAAAAAATTAATGGAACATTTTTACCATAGTATTGGAGAAAACTGGTTTGATTATCAAGATCTTTATTCTCAAATGGTAAATTATTTCCCTAATAAAGCACATTTTATAGAAGTAGGATCCTGGAAAGGACGAAGTGCCGCTTATATGGCTGTAGAAATAATTAATTCTCAAAAACACATAAAATTTGATTGTATAGACACTTGGGAAGGTTCCGAAGAACATATTACCCCCGAAAGCCCAGTCTTCAATCCAGAATTATTAGAAGATAAAAATTGGTTATATAAATTATTTTTAACTAATATAGCTCCAGTAAACCATACTATTAATCCTATTAGAACAACATCTTTAGAAGCATCTAAATTATACCCCAATAGATCCTTAGATTTTGTTTTTATTGATGCCTCTCATGATTATGAAAATGTAAAAGCTGATATAGAAGCTTGGTATCCTAAAGTTAAGATAGGGGGGTATATTGGGGGGCACGATTATCCATTTTGGGATGGTGTCAAAAAAGCTGTAGATGAATTTTTACAGCAAGATTTTATTAAAAAAGAAAATATTACTATAAATAATATTAGTACTTGGCTCTATAAAAAATAAATTTTATTATTCTTTGCCTACCTCATATGTTCTTTTTTGATGAAGAAACATAATTTTTAGAATTTTCTGCCATATGTATTATCAACAAAACCCGATAAAAACATGGCAGAAACTTTAATATCTCCCGGCGTACTTGCAAGAGAAAACGACTCATCATTTGTAACCCAACAACCCGTAACTGTTGGAGCAGCTATTATAGGGCCCACAGTTAAGGGACCATTTGAAATCCCCACTGTAGTAACTACATACTCTGATTATGTAAATAAATTTGGTACTACATTTTTAAGTGGTGGTCAAGAATATAGCTATTTAACATCTATTTCAGCATATAATTACTTCCAAAATGGAGGTACTTCATTATTAGTAGCTAGAGTAGCTTCAGGATCATTTGCTCCTGCTTCAGCTTCAATTTTAAATACTAATACTTCGGCTTCATTTACTTTAAAAACCATTTCTGAAGGTACTATAATGAACAATTCAGGTTCATTAGGTACTAATGGTACTTTAACAAGTGGTTCAGCTGATAATGTAAGATGGCAAATTACAAACCGCGATACAGGATCAGGAACATTTAGTTTATTAATTAGACAAGGTAATGACACTACTACAGAACCTGTAGTATTAGAAACTTGGACTAATCTTTCACTAGACCCAACTCAACCTAATTACGTATCTAGAGTAATTGGTGATAGCTACCAAGAATATTCAGGGGCTACTGAAAATTATATTCAAGTAAATGGTACTTTCCCTAACCAATCAAGATATGTTTATGTAAGTGCTGTTAATAACCCAACTCCTTACTATTTTGATAACAACGGAACTCCTCAAAACCAATACACAAGCTCCATTCCAGTAAATGCTAGTGGAACCTTCGCGGGTGCTACAGGTAATTTATTTTACGGAGGTGGTGCTAAATTTTATAATGCTATATCAGGTACTACTAATCTTCAAGGTATTAATGCCACAGATTACAATAACATGATTTCTTTAATGTCTAATCAAGATGATTATAGATTTAATGTTATTACAATTCCGGGTTTAACTATAACTGATAATACTACTCAAGTAACTAATTTAGCTAATATTGTTCAATCACGTGGTGATGCTATTTTAGTAACTGATACTTACTATTTTGGTGCTACATTATCACAAACTATAGCTGCAGCTTCTAGCCCAATTAATACTTCATACGCCGCAACTTATTGGCCTTGGTTACAAACAGTTGATCCTGGAACAGGACAATTAGTTTGGGTACCTGCTTCTACAATGATCCCAGGTGTATATGCGTTTAACGATAGTGTATCTGAGCCTTGGTTCGCACCCGCGGGCATTAACAGAGGTGGTTTAAATACAGTAGTTAGAGCAGAAAGAAAATTATCTCAAACAAATCGTAACGATCTTTATGTAGGTAACGTTAACCCAATTGCTACATTCCCTGGAACAGGTGTTGTAGTATACGGACAAAAAACATTACAGAAAAAAGCATCTGCTCTTGATCGTGTAAATGTTCGTAGATTATTAATTGCTCTTAAGTCTTATATTACTCAAGTAGCAAATAACTTAGTATTTGAACAAAACACAATTGCAACAAGAAATCAATTCTTAAGTCAAGTTAATCCATATCTCGAATCAGTACAACAACGTCAAGGTTTGTATGCATTTAGAGTAATTATGGATGATACAAACAATACACCTGATGTAATCGATAGAAATCAGATGGTAGGTCAAATTTATCTACAACCAACCAAAACTGCTGAATTTATTTACCTCGATTTCAATATTACTCCAACAGGTGCTACATTCCCTGCGTAAATTTTTAAAAACGGAATATTTATAATAAACTAAAATAACATGGCAGTATTAGATCCAAACGAAATATTTTTCACAGCCTTTGAACCGAAACAATCCAATCGATTTATTATGTATATCGATGGTATTCCAGCTTACGAAATCAAAGGTGTAAGTAATGTAAACTTAACTCAAGGCTCAGTAGCTCTTAACCACATCAACGTACAACGTTTTGTTAAAGGCAAAACAAC